ATCATAGGGCGGCTTTGGTAATTCAATGAACCTGTTGGTTGTGCTTTTTCTTAGTGTCAAATAGAGTGGTTCGTCCCTCCAGGTGGTGATTGTATTAGCGAACACCTGTTCAAAAAGATTTTTAAGACGTTCAAAGTATTCTGTCTGTTCTTTGAGATCTGCTGTGTGAGGAGTCAGTGATATGTTTAATTTATATTCATTGGAGAACAACTCACTGTCGACTATAATGATAGATTTGAATTTTGTCTTCCAAGTGAAGGTGTTTGACATAAAACTATTTACTAGTCTATGTTTATTAGATCACCAATATCTGGTTCGTTCCTGGACTTCTTGTTGTTTTTATGCCATTCCTCTACACGTCTCTGCCTTATGGCATCACGGTATGTGTTCAAGGCCAATTGGAGGTTAGCCAGCATATCAGGATTACGTCCTCGCCTTGCTATACCCACTTTCTTGTTGAGTTCCTTTATCCTTTTGGAAATATCTTCCTCTGACATGTTCCCTATCTCTTCTTGTAATGGATGAAAGTACATCACTACTCCTTCTTAGATGTAGTTGTTTCCTAACTGGTGCATCAATATTGTGGTACCATTGTCTGGTGTCAGGAATTCGTAGAGGTATCTACCCGTAGTTGGCACCGTGATTGTGTCACTTGAACCATCACCACCTGATACGTTGCCAGCAACCATCACCGCACTTGGTATTGTGATTGTGTGTGCCGAGCTCACCACATTGACGTCCAGGATGATCCTACCCACACTGTTTGTTGCGGGCATGTTTGTGAAAGACAGAGTAACACTTGCATTGGTAGTTAGTGTTTGATAATGTCCATTTTCATGATTCAAAGTGACAGCACCACCTGTGGTGCCGTGTGCATAGACTGTTTCTGCCGTGTCCTTGAATATTGCCTGTGAAACCACATAGTTTGAAAAATTACTATTTGCATTCGTGCTCGCTTTGTTGGTCTGCAGGTCTTCTATCTCGGTCTTTGCTTCCGTGAAATTGTTTTTTATTGCACTGAAGTTGTCTCTGAAACCCTGTGAACTGTTGTCTTGCCCTGCTTTTGGATAGGTTCCGTCTATGTTACCTGGTACTATGTTACTGGCCATTAATTAATCCTTTGTTTCTAAATTTTAGGTATTTATCGTTGATTCTCTCCACCTTTATTATTGTGCCTGCCTGTGGCGCTTGTTTGGTAAAGGTAATTGTTGTTTTCTTTGTTGTTGCGTCGTGAGACAATGTGATACCCAATTCATGGTCAGCGGATCGCAGTGTGCCATCCGCTGTGAGGTATGTGGGTTTTATGTTGTTGTCTGCTGTGACTCCTTGTCCTATCAACACCACGTTGCTACCTTCCTTGATCAATAGATCCTCTTCGTGTAGTATTTCGTCCACCACGAAACTTGATGTGGTGCCGTCTGCCGTGAATGTTTCCGTGGCCACCTTGCTTTTGTTTGCCGTGTATCTATCCACTATGAATTTTATATTTTTGAATTCCAAATTTTTATCATCTATCCTTTTCTTGATAAGTGCAGAAGTGCCAGGTTTACAGTAACATATTGGAACGGCTTTTACGAACCCTAGTGGTGCCAGTCCTCCTGCTTGGGTGGTCTTCATCCAGAGTGGCAGATAGTCCCACTCCTTGTGTCCCAGACTCTTCATCCTAGACCGCATGTTTGCGATGGCGTTGGGATGGAGGGTCTGCACAAATCCAAGATCCGCACTCAATTGGTTGGCGTACCTCACTTTGGATCCGGAAACGCTGAACGACAATCCTCCATCTGTGGTGATTTCGTAGTCAACGTAATCCGCGGTGGCATCCACGTTGGACGCCCTTGGCCCCAACATCGGTTTGGTGATATCATTACGTATTCGTATCGAACTAGACACTGATTGGTTGTTGTCGTTTTCTAGCTTGTCTTTGACTTCCAAGTAGACCACTTCATACACAGTGGTGGACCCATCCTTGGCCACGGCGGTCTTGACATCACCGAAGTAAAGGGTCTTTGGTGAATGATTCTGTTCCATCTGTTGTTGCAGGGTGGTGAGGGTCTGCGCCTCCAGTCCAGAAACTATCAACATCTCTGGTTTCAATCTCATTCCGAAATTGGCATCCTCGGCCCTAAAAATGTTTTCAGGAGAATTGATGTTTGGATCCTGGGCCATATCATAAAAAATATTTTGATCAATCAAAGACGTGGCATGCCCCTGCATGTTGCCGTATTCGGTCTGTGTGAATGGAATGTCTATGTTCAATGTGAATTCCTTCGAAGTGGCCGCTGATTGATATTGATCACTCACAGTGACAGTGAACGTGTATGACCTCGTGCTATCTGTGAAATCACTGGGATCTATGGTTCCGATTAGATTGCCTGGTGCTGATAGAGTTATTCCGCTAGGGAGAGCGCCTGCTGTCACAGTGTAACTCAAAATCCTGTTTGTTTCCTCTGCCACAGCCTCGATGGAAAGTGTGCTAGGAATGTCTGCAGTCAGTGTGCCGATCACAGTTGGTGTGGTGAACGCTATGCCTATGTCTATCTCCCCGATCACTTTCATCGTGAACGCCTGATCCGTGAACACGTTCACTCCCGTTGTTACCACCCTGTTTGCCCTCACCGTGAAGTTGTAGGTGGTCTCTATCGCTGACTGCCTCGCCAGTGTGCCATACAGTTCTCCAGAGTTGACATCTATGGCCACTCCTGTGGGCAATGAGCCAGACTGTATAGAGTATTCAAGATCTCCCTGCAGAGGATCAAAATCTTCGACATCTATCTTGACAACGAAAGCGTTATCGTGTCTGAATGTTCCCAGGTCTGATCCAGTCCTGAACACCGGTCTCCTGTTTGCACTGAGATCCATTGTGAGTGGTGAAGAATCTATTTCAGTTGCGTCAATTGTTATCGCAGTGTTAGACACTCGCCAGAAATCTGCAGAGTACACAAATATGGAGTTGTTCTGTTCTACGAAACTTGTCCCGTCAGACACTCGAACAATAAAGTCGAAATTTTTGCTGATACTTTTTGTTGTCAGGGTCCTGTCATACGTGCCATCGAATTGGTCCTCAGTGCCTGTGCCATCATATCCACCTCGCTCCGCAAAACGCTGGTCTTCTGTCAACTGTACTATCCCTGAAATCAAACCGGACTTGCTCATGGTAACACCTGGTGGTAAAGATCCTTGCACTATCTCATACACGAGGCTCTGTCCTGCACGTGTGTCCGTGTCCGTGGCCTGCATCTGGAAAGAAATGCTGGAACCATCTATGACCCAATACAAGCCAACGCTGGTGGAATCGTCCAGTTGAAGTTGTCCTGAAGCGGTTGTGAATGTTGGAGTGTCTGCACCTTGAATGTCTAGTGAAAAAGTCCTGTCTGTGATTTGGGTACCGGCCGTGGCTCGCACGACGAAGGTGTAAAGAGTTCTTTTGGCAACCTCAGCCGGAGTACCCGTCAGTAAGCCTGTTGAAGTCACCTGCATGCCAGGTGGTAGGCTTCCTGCTATCACGGAGTACACGATGGCCGTTGAGTCGCTGGTGTTCGCCTCCAATTGAAGTGAAAACGATGCCTGCTCGTCTATGGTCGCTAGTTTACCTGCTGTGGTCGTCCACACTGGTGTTGCCATTTGTACTCCTTACAAAGGTATTTATTGACAATTACCGGCTATTATTCTGCGTACGGATCCAGTGTTCTAGGTGCTGTCTGAGGTTTTCTTTGTCGATCTTGTCAGTGGCACGTCGTAGGGCCTCCTCCAAGCGTCGTATCTCAGAATTTGTAGATTTATGCCTATTACGGTCGTTATAACGTTTTCTCATTGGCCTTTTTTTTAGGACCTTATTGATTATCTATTACGATTTGTCGTAGAACGGGATCACTCTCGCTGTTCCACCTATCTTAACTTCAAGATAACCTGTTGGTTGTCCCGGTAACGCCGAGGCACTGCCCGCTGATCCAACCGTTGCCTGTGTTGCTGTGTTAAAATCTACCACACCTGTACCCTGTGTGCTGATGCTGATGTCACCGTTTGAAGTGTCATTCTGTATTGTGTCTGCTCTTACAGTCGTTGCCTGTATCAGGGTGATGTCCGCCGCACCGGAAATGATCTTCTTGTTGAAAGTGATGTTCTGCCCAGTGGCCGCGTCTATTGTCATACCACCTGAGGTGGCAGATAATGTGTTTCCATCTAGTCTTAGGTTGTCAACGTTGAGTTGTCCTGTGGTTGTCTGCGTTCCTGTGGCGGTGATCGGACCAGTCAGTACTATGGCACCTGTCCCGGCAGGATCTATTGTTATGTCACCGTTGGAGTTGGAAATGAAGGTGTCTGCGTTTACAGAGCCTTTCACAGTGAGGGTACCATCCACAGTGCTGTTGCCTGTCAATGTGTGGTTGCCTGTGGTTGTTATGTCAGCAGTGGTAAGTGTGCTTGACACCGAAGCAGTCCCGGTTACGTTTGTGTTTGCACTCAGTTCGATAGTTCCAGTACCTTGCGGATTCAAAGTGATGTTTGCGTTAGATCCATTAGAAGTGATATCGTTAGTTGTCAATGATGTTGTAGTGGTAGCACCAGTTATAGTAGGTGACGTGATTGTTGGACTGGTAAGAACTTTGTTAGTCAAAGTCTGTGAACCAGTCAGTGTCGCAACCGTTGAATCTATGGCCAATGTCATAGTGTCTCCACTCACTGCCGACGTCAATCCTGATCCACCCGCTATTTGGAAAGTCTCGCCACTGTTTACTGCTGTGCCTGTGGAGTCATCACCCACGAAGGTTATCGCTTGTGCTGTGTTTTGTGCATCGATGTATGTCTTTATGGCTCCCTGTGTGGCCAACAAAGTAGCACTGCCTGTGGCGAGTGTGCCGTTGTCTATGCCTGTAACTGTGGCTCCAGTTGCCAATGCCAATGACGTACCAACTGATAACGTGCTTCCTAATGTTGTTGCACCAGCAACATTCAATGTTCCTGTTGTCTGGATGTTCTCAGCGATGGTGATCTGTGTTGAGTCATCGGAACTCATTGTAGTACCAACGAATTTCATCGCGCCAAGTTTGATGCTTCCTGTGCCGTTTGGAGTGACTGTGATGTCTCCGTTAGTGACACCTGTTGTGATTGCGAATGTATTAAGGTCTAGGTTCGCATCAAGTGTGTTGATGTCGTTGTCAGAACCGTAAAGTTCCACGAAATTGTCGTTTATCTTGTCAAATGCTGTTCTTAGCGGATCACCCGTGCCGTCGTTTGCACTTGATCCGATGTTGATGTTCTGTCTAGCCATACTTTATATTAATCCTTTTTGTTATGGGTATTTATTGTAAATTCTATAAACCTAATGTAATTATTATAGGTCTATTAACGTTCTTTGGAATTTGAACACAGTGCTATCACTGGTGATATTTGTTGCCAACAATCTCACATTGCCATCATCGATGTCTGCTGTGAATGTACACAGTGGTTCAGTGTGGGAAGTGGTTGAGCCAAACACAGTAAGATATGCTTCTATGGTGCTGTCCGCACTTGGACCATGTATCAGGTTTGCTTCCACTATCTCAAATCTGCTGTTCGTTGCATCTGTGATTGATATGAAGTATTTGGCACTCCTGTAAGTGGCAGAACTGAATGAGTCAATTTCTGTAGTCGCCGATGTGGCAACTGTCGTGGTGTTGTCGTTGATGTCTGAATGATTCAATGTCGCACCCGCTGTGGCGAAACCCAGTTGTCCACTACCGTCCGTTTTAAGGAACTGATCGGCATCACCGTCCGCGGTTGGAAATTTCAGAGGACCCAGTTTGACTGTTCCTGATCCATTGCCTGATAATTCTAGGTCTGCGTTAGAGGCGTTTGAACTTACTGTGTTGTCAGCAATCGTGACACCGTCTATGGTCAATAATGCATTTGTACTCAATGTAGTGAACGATCCGGCGGCCGGTGTTGTTCCTCCGATGACCGTGTTGTCTATGGCGCCGCCATTGATGTCTGCTTTTGCTATTACGACCTGTCCTGTGCCTGCTGGTGCAATCACAAGATCTGAGTTTGATTGTGTGGTTTTTATTTCATTGTCTGTGATGTTTATGTTGGAGTCAACAGTTAGATTATTGATGACAACAGATCCCGTTCCTCCCGGAGTAAGATTTATATCAGCATTTGAACTCGATCCGATTGTGTTGTCATTAAAGGTCAAGTTGTCAATTGTTGTTGTTCCAACTAAACTTGTAGTGCTTGTAACATTCAACGTTGAAAGAGTTGTCAATCCTGAAGGCACAGCCAGAGTAGATCCAAGATTTGTTGCACCTGAAAGCGTTGCGGCACCTGAAACATTTATTGTCCCGTCGACCACCAGTCCGTCATTTACGTTGATGATTGAAGAATCATCCGAACTCAAAGTTGTACCTTTTATCTTGATTGCCCCAAATACAACCGAGCCTGTTCCGTTGGGCGACAGGTTGATGTCGTCATTTGATCTTGTACCTTCGATGTTGTTGCCGTTGATTTTGATGGCAGGAAATGACACCGATCCCGTTCCAGAAGGAACAAAAACTATATCGTCATTTGACCTTGTTGCACTGATCTCGTTGCCGGAGAAAGAAAGATTACCAGAGAACAATGGTGATGCATAAAGTTCATTGAAATTGTTATTGACCTTGTCCATAGCGACACGTAGAGTGTCACCTGTTCCGTCGTTTGCATTAGATCCTATGTTTAGTGTCTGTTGTGCCATGTTATATGTTTATGGGTCTCCTTACAAATTTTACAACTTGGTTGTTAGTGTTATTTACTTGTCCTAGCAATCTTACGTTGCCGCTGTCCACATCTACAGAAAGATCCAGCGTTTCATACACACTTGATCCATCGCTGTTACCGTTATCTGCACCTTGGGTTATGCTTATAAATGCAGATCCACCGTCATGTGTTACATTCGCCTCCATGAGGCTGTATCTATTTGCAGTCGAGTCAGAGACCTGAATAAGATATTTGGCACTCCTGAAATTTGTGGTAGCGAAACTGTCAATAACCTGCACTGCTGAATTGTTTCCAAGCACTGTTGCTGTACCGTCTGTTATGTTGCTGTGAGAAAACAGTATAGGAGAAGTGAAATAGGATAGATTTCCAGAGCCGTCTGTCTTTAGTACCTGTGCTCCTTCACCATCTGTCTTTGGAATCTTAACACTGTTGACGGACACCTTGCCTGTACCGCTGGCCTCGAATTCTAGATCATCGTTGGACCTGTTGGCCTTTATTGTGTTGTCCGTGATTGTGACACCATCCGCTGTGACTGAAGGATTGGTTATGGAAACAGTGGTGAATGTCGCCGCCGCTGGTGTTGTGCTACCTATCACTGTGTTGTCCACTGTGCCCGTGTTCAAGTCTATTTTAGATACTTGAACTGAACCCGTGCCGTTTGCTGACAACATGAAATCGTCATTGGACTTCGTGACCTTGATCACGTTGTCTGTTAAATTTATACTTGAATCTATTGTCAAGTTAGACACATTGACCACACCAGTACCCCCTGGTGTTAGGTTCAAGTCTGCGTTTGAACTAGTGCTGATTATGTTGTCATTGAAAGTGAGATTGTCGATGGTGGTCGTACCAACAAAAGAACTTGCACCCGACACTGTCAATGTAGATAGTGTTGTTGTGCTTGTAACATCCAGGGTGGAATTTACAGTAACCGGAGATGAGAAAGTGGGAGTGTCGGCATTCAATGTGCCATCTACCACAAGATTGTCATTTATGTTAATAATACTAGAATCCTTGCCAAGTATTGATGTACCGGAAAATCCTACTCCTTCTATTACGATTGATCCAGACCCACTAGGCACAAATTTTAGATCATCATTTGTCCTTGTGGACTTTATGTTGTTGTCTTCTATGTTAATCCCAGGGAACACCACTGATCCTGTGCCCGATGGTTTGATCACTATGTCCGCGTTGGACGTCGTTGTGCTGATGTTGTTTTGGATTACATTGATGTCTGATGCAACAGAAGGACGTGCGAACAACTCCGTGAAGTTGTTGTTGACCTTGATACCCGCACGCCTAATGGTATCGCCCGTGCCGTCGTCTGCTGTAACACCTATGTTGATTAGTTCCTGGGACATTTATTATCCTGCCGAAATTTTCAAAGTACCCGAGTCGTTGTAAAGTTGTCCTGCCACATTTGGATTGCTAGTTGGCAGATTGGCCATCGTTATTTTTACCGGTGTGATCGCAACCCCACCTGTGCCATTTGCGGAAAGCGTTAGGTCTGAATTAGTTGTCAATGTTGACAAAGTTGTATCTGCGAACTGTACTTTGTCTATTTCAACGTTCCCTGTGCCGTTTGGTTGTATAGTTACGTCTCCGTTTGTGATAGATGTGGTTATCAATCCTGTGTCAGGATCTCCAACAATCTGATACACTTCTTCAAAGTTCGTGTTGATTTTGGTCATGGCGGTACGCAAGGTATCGCCCGTTGCTGGGTTTCCCAGTGTTCCTGTGTCTATGTTTAATCTAGCCATATATCGAATATACATATTTATTAAATAAAATTGATGTTTGTCGAAACATTAAAAACTATGAGACTGTATGAACGCCAGAGTAAATGTGGCGTGTACCACACCTTTCACCGAAAAAACACCATATTTGTGTTCAAGTGTGATTCCTGTGGAGTAACATATTTGCGACCAAGAGCAAAAGTCGATCCAGAACGTGCGACCAATGACTACAAACATGTGTGTTCACACTGCGATACCAAACGTTTTGCCCAGAAAGTGGGTGTGAAAATGCGTAAGGTCTACAAACTTGACGCCAGTAGCACCAAGACCCTATAACTTTCTCCACCGGATGTCATCCCTATAACCAGATATCCATCTCTGTAGGTCAGCGTAGATGCCACACTTTATATTTGGTTGGTCAAAATACCAACGTAGGAATGGATTGCCTTCGAGGTATTCCTTCCTGTTGATGAAATGGAAATTGGTGTTGGGGAATTTCCTAAAAATTTGTCTAAGTTGATACATCCATTCATATTTGAGATACGCCTTCATGCTGGCCCTGTCTGGATAGTTGATACTGTTCTTATAGATGTTGTTCTGTATTCTGCTGGGAGTATCCATCTCCCATTGTTGCGCACCCATGATATCAAACGCCATTATGACAATGTTCTTGATGCCTGACTCCGCGGCCATCAGCACAGCACTACAGCCCGAACCCTTCGCCTTGGAAAAGTCGTTGGTCTTGATCTTGCCGCCATTCTTGACGTCACCTCCCCTCCATACCCTGTATATTTTGAGACCCTCTGGAATGTCGTTTTCTACATCTCCATCACAGATGTAGTTCCAGGTACTGATGTCTTCTGGACCGTGTATGCTTGGTGACTCCTTACCGTTGTTGTGCCACTGGGCCAGTTCCTCATACATGGGAGGGTTTACCGCCACTATGTGATCACACAGCATGGGATGGTCTCGGTATATGGCGTTGCATCCATATATGGTTCCATGCCCTTTTAGGTTGTCTATTGGGAAAATATTTCTC